GTTCGACCCGTCGAACGCCATCCTGGCCGGTGAAGACTCCGCCGAGTTCCTCGAACGGGTCATCGATCGGGTGGTCACCATGCAGGCTTCCGATCGGTGGTTGGTGGACGGTACCTCGCTGGATCAGCTCCGCCAGGGCAACGGCACGTTGGGGTATTCGCCGGCCCTGCGGCACGGTGTGATCGGCCAGGGTCTCAACGACTACCCGCGAATTTTCGGGACACTGGTGGGTGCCGGTTACGACGGTTGGATCAGCATCGAAGACGGCGTCAACGGCATGGCCGATTATGAGCGGTCGGTGGAATTTCTGGGCGCGGCCCGGGACCGGTACTTCGCCGGCTCCCCATCCTCAAGAAAGGAGCGTCGTGCTGGTGCCACTCCGTGGTTCAACGGAACGAGCGACTAAACCCGGTACCCTCCGGGAGCAGTTGCATCGCCAAAGCCGTCCTCGCGACGGTTTTGTCCGCACCGTGGGCGTGAGACATCGGTTGCCTCGCGTCCCACGGTATCGGTATTGGGAGGCGCCTACCCTCGTCGGGGGGCGGATCACCCAGCCTAGCGGATTCGTTGATGAGCACTACGATGTGCTCAAGGAGTGGCTCTATGAGGAGCTTCTGGTTTCTCAAGACCATCGCCGACTCCCTGGCGGGAGTTGGTCAGGTGGTGGCCCGCTGTTTGTGTGGAGTGCGAGAGTACGCCATTACAATCCGCTGGCACTGGACTTCGTGCGTTGGGGGAACCATACTCGATCGTCGCTTCTTGGCGTCGATCCGGTTTGGCCCATGTTCGGCGGCAAGCCGCCGGACCCCGACGCAATCCGTCCAAGCTGGGTAGAGCAGCAGCTCATCCTGCTTGCGTACGGACCCGAGGCGTACCGGAGAACGAGACCCGGGAACCCTCTGGCCGACCTCGGCCAGACAATTGGTGAGCTCCCTGAGGGCCTGCCGAAAGTTCCATTCCGGTCTCTCGTTCGGTGGCCAAAGATACGATCTTTGGCCGGCGTCCCCTTCTCGCGTTGGGGACGTGCGCTGTACAACCGTTTGAGAGAGTTCGTCCGTATTGAGCACAGACTCGGTACGCGCGAGTTCCTTCGCCAGGTTACAAAGTTCAAACCTGGGGGGGAGTATCTCAACGTCGTGTTCGGGTGGCAACCGCTCGTCCGGGACCTTGTGTCGGCTTACGAGCTGTCCCAACGTCTCGAGTCTGAGCTGTCCCGGCTCATCCGTGAGAACGGGAAAGGAGTGCATCGAAGGACCACGCTTGAGAAGAAGAAAACCACCGAGGACCTCTCTGTTGGTCCTAGCTCGTTCGGTCCCTGGCCGCCGTACACGTTTGTGCGTGGCGGTGAGTACGGGATCTACGGCTATGGCGTGGACGGGTCGTCCACCCACCGGTGTGTCAGGACCGTGGAGGAGCGGGTCTGGTTTAGCGGAAAGTACCGCTACTTCATTCCCGATGTTAAGTCCCCTGTCTGGCGAGCCCGGGCCGTCGCCGCCCTTTACGGGGCGCTTCCGACGCCGAGCCTGCTATGGGAACTCATGCCCCTGTCCTGGCTCCTTGATTGGTTCGTTAACTTCGGCGACGTGATTGCCAATGTTTCGACCAATGCTGTCGACAACCTGGTGTTGGAGTACGGTTTCCTCATGAGGCACCGTACCGAGCACATCGAGGCCAGCGCCCACGTGGCGCACACGGCCGGTGAGCTCCCAGGCTACCAACAGTGGCCGGCGATCGACCACACGTTCCGTTCGGTCTACCAGGCTGAATCTAAGGCGCGTGCCGGCTGCGATCCTTTCTTTCCAGGCGCACAGCCGTGGGTGTTTCACACAGATTCACCCGCCCTGGAGCTGCCGTTCACGAATCGGCAGTGGGCTGTACTTGCATCCCTGGGGCTGTCCCGGGGATTTAACCGATAGGCGGAGACCCTATATGTCCTTTCCGGACCCACTCGCGATCGGTGACGATGGAGTTGCAAAGAACCTCCATCGCATCGGGACCACAGCTATTGAGTCGACTTACAGACTCGACGATGCGGGCGTGATTCACACGCTTCTGCTCTCCCACGACTTCGCGGGAGTCGGTACTAGCCGCAAGGCCAAGGCCGGTGCTGGGTCCCAGATCCAGCGAGCGATCATGCGCTACGAGAGGGCTTACCTCTCCCCTGATCCGCTCCTCACGGGGCAAAATCAGAGGGTGGTGGTCGCTGCCACGCTCACCATGACGTGGCCGACGATCATTACCGCGCTCGACGCGTCGAAGCGGGGGCTAACCATTGCCGGTCTCGCGACCGACACGGTCCTCCTCAGGCTCGCCCAAGGCGAGACCTAAAGTGGTCCCCATGGGTTGCGTGGGGTCCTGCCAGGGCAACCAGATCGAGTACCTCCTATAAAACGGGGGAGTCGTGAAAAGCCTGGTGGGTCTGTTCGTGACGCTCCTCAAGGATCTAGGGGAGCAGTGCGGAGCCGACGGCGCGGGCCGCGACGAGAGGTCGCTGCTTTCGCGTGTCGAGCACGAGGGGATGTCGTTCCTGACGATCTCCCTACCTGCCTACGCGAGCGCCTTTGAACGGGCACTCGAAGTGGGCACGGCGGCGCCTTGGGCATCAACGGGCTTCGCCCGCCAACGCTCAGGAGTCCCCCGGTTCTTAGCCGGGTTCCTCCGCCACGTGTTCGACAAATCGGGTCGACTGCTGGATGATCCCTCGATCGACTGTATCCGAGCGGTGCGGCAGCTATGCCGCTTCGCGAAGAGTGTGAATCTACCGTGCTCAACGGCCCGGCAGGCTCACGCGATCGAGGCTTACGTTCAGTGTGATGCGGAAGTCCAGGAATTCTCCGATGAGGAGGATGGATCGATTGTACAGGCTTTCAGGCGGGTTGGCGCAATCGTTAGCGCCGATCTCGAGCTGGACGAGGCCCAAGAGGCCTTCAAACCTGTGCACGGTTCTGGTGCGGTGCGGGAGCGGCTCACCATCAACGAGAGGTGGGCGCGCATGCCGTACTGGCCCCGAAGGCTGGATGATGTCGGGCTCACTGCCCGCATGGCGTTCTTCGGACACGAGGAACCCCTCTTTGGACTCGAGTTCGAGGAGGAATCAGCCTGGTTTCCTGACTCCGTGAGTCCGGAGCACGAGACACCTGTGAAGGTGACTCTGGTTCCTAAGACCTTAGCGAAACCCCGAGTTATTGCGATTGAGCCGGCCGCGCAACAGTTCGCGCAGCAAGGCGTCTCTCGCTGGTTCCGGGGCGTCCTTGAGCGCCACGCGCTCACGAGCGGTCGTGTGAACTTCTACGACCAGGACGTCAATCGGAGCTTAGCACTCGTTGAGTCCGAGCGCCGCCGCATGGCGACTCTCGACCTTAGCGAGGCTAGCGACAGGGTTGGACTTTGGCACGTTCGTCAGGCGTTTAGCTCTTCGCCTGACTTTCTGCGCACGCTCATGGCGTGCCGGACAGAACGTGCGCTGCTTCCGAGTCGCCGCGAGGTGCGGCCGCTTAGGAAGTATGCGTCGATGGGCTCAGCGCTCTGCTTTCCGGTGGAGGCGTATATATTCTTCCTTTCGATTATCGCCGCCCGCCTTCAGCAGAGTAGTCTTCCCGTGACAAGACGAACCATCGCCGAGAAGGCGAAGGACGTCTACGTCTACGGGGACGACCTCGTCGTCCCGGTGGATGAGGCTCCGGCGATCATCGCTGGCCTGGAGGCCCTAGGCTTCAAGGTCAACGCCCGTAAGTGCTTCTGGACTGGAAAGTTCAGGGAGTCCTGCGGGATGGACGCGTATGACGGCCACGAGATCACACCCGTGTACCTCCGTCGTCTGCCGCCCAGTGATCGCGCCGATGTGTCTGGGATCCTTTCTGCCGTGTCTACGGCCAACCAGCTGCACAAGCTTGGGCTGTATCGAACGCGGGACCGCCTAAGGCAAGCGGTCGAGAGGTTGCTTGGTCCATTACCAGGTGACTGCCCAGAGGGGAGCCCCGTGGTCGGTTGGGTCTTTCCTAGCAGCGGAGAGCCCGATCGGAGGTGGGATTTCGATCTTCAGCGTGAGCGAAAGCTTTGCTGGACCGTCATCGCGCCTCGTGTGCCGGACCCACTTGAGGGGTTTGGTGCGCTAGCGAAGTGCATTCGAACGCGCGAAGAGCGGGCCGAACGCACCTTGGCTGAAACGCTGGGGTGGGAGATGGTCCTTTCTGCGTGGGAGGAGCACTTGACATCGTCGGTGAGGCCCTACGCCCTCAAACTAAAGCGTAGGTGGCTGTAACGGTTACAGCTCAACC